GTGGTGAAGACGCTGAAACACCATTCTATGGTAGAGTTTATATTTCTATTTTACCAACAAGTGGTTCTAACTTAACTGATTCTACAAAAGATAGAATAGTAAAAGATTTAAAAAAATATTCAGTTGCTTCAGTTACACCAGTTATTGTTGATCCTGAAACAACAGATTTAATAATTACATCTACGGTTAAGTTTGATGAAACAAGCACACCTAAAACTGCTGATACAATTAAATCAAACGTAATTACAACTTTAACAAATTACAATACAAACACTTTACAATCTTTTGATACGATATTTAGATTTTCAAAACTAACTGGTTTAATTGATAGTACAGATGATAGTATTCTTTCAAATATCACAACCGTTAAATTAAGAAAATCATTTTTACCAACAATTGGTAGTTCTACAAAATATACAATCAACTTTGCAAACGCATTATACAATCCACATTCTGGTCATAATACTGCTTCAGGTGGTATTTTAGAATCATCAGGATTTAAAATTGAAGGCGATACAACAAACGTATGGTTTTTAGATGATGATGGTAATGGTAATGTAAGAAGATATAGATTAGATGGTGCTGTAAGATCATATGCCAATAGTACACAAGGTACGATAAATTATTCTTCAGGTCTAGTTGAAGTAAACTCTTTAAATGTTTCTAATATAGAAAACATAAGAGGTGCAGCTTCTACGGTTATAGAAGTTACGGTTAAACCTAATTCAAATGACATTGTTCCTATTAGAAATCAAGTATTAGAAATTGATGTTGCAAATAGTTCAGTTACGGTTGAGGCTGACACATTAGTAGGAGGCTCAGCAAACGCTGGTATTGGATATACCACGACTAGTAGTTATTAAATGAGATGGCCGACTTTAAAGATAAAATATCAAACCTTATAGAATCACAAGTACCTGATTTTGTACTTGAAGACCACCCATTATTTTTAGACTTTGTAAAAGCATATTATCAGTTGATGGAATCAGCTGAGATCACATTAACAAACATTGGCGATCCAGATCACATAGTATTAGAAGGTACTACAGCAGGTAAAACTGTAATTGATGGTACTAATATTAACAAAGATGATAGTGGTGATAACTTTCTTTTAGAAGATACAAGTTATGGTGATTTTCAAAATGGTGAAACTATAACTGGTTCTACATCTGGTGCAACTGCAACAGTCTTAATTGAAGATGTGGATGCTGGTGCTCGTTTATTTGTAACTCATCAAAACAAATTTATAGAAGGTGAATTAATAACAGGTTCAACTTCAGCTGCTCAGGCAACTATAGGTAAGTATAGAGCAAATCCAGTTCAAAATATTCAACAACTTTTAGATTACGCTGACGTAGATAAAACTATACAAGGTTTCTTAACTAAATTTAGAAACTCATTTTTAACATCTATACCCGATTCATTACATAGTTCAATTAATAAAAGAAACTTAATAAAAAATATTAAATCATTGTATCAAGCAAAAGGTACAAAACGTGCAAGTGAAATATTTTTTAAATTACTATTTAATGAAGACGCTGAAATAAGATATCCTAAAGATAATATTTTAAGAGTATCAGATGGTAAATGGGATACTAAAAAAGTTATACGTTGTACTGAAGTAGGTACTTCAGACGCTACTAATCTTATAGGTCAAACTATTACACAGGCAAATGATCCAACTAGTGCTTCAGTAAATGAAGCAACTGCAATTGTAGAAGACGTATTTAAATTTATTATTGGTGGTGTAACAATCGTTGAATTAGTTTTAGGTGACACTTCAGTTTCTGGTACATTTCAACCAGGTCAAAATGTAACTGGTACAGACAATACAGATAGCGATGTTTTAATTACATTAGCAGTTACAGGTATTATTAACAATAGAACAATTACAAATGATGGTGGTTTATATAATGAAGAAGATGAATTAGCAATTACTGCTGGTGGTACAGGTGCTTCATTAAAATTAGGACCTGTAGGATCAGGATCAATACAAGAGATTGTTATAGATAGTGGTGGTTCAGGTTACGAGGTCGGTGATGTTATTAATTTTAGTTCTGGTAATGCAAGTGCAAAAGTTTCAGTAGTTGATGGTGGTGTTACTTTAGAAAGTGGCACAGGCACAGGTCAATTAATTTTAGAAGATGAAACTATGGCTGCTGATACTTACTTTGGTAATAAAGTTGTACAAGAAAGTGGTTCAGGTGACATAACAGATGTTAGAATGATTCAAACTGGTAATGGTTTTATATCACTACCTACTTTAACAATTACATCTACTTCAGGTAATGGTGCAAAAGTTTTAGCATATGGTTCAGAAATAGGAAGAGCATTAACAATAAACGTTATTGAATCTGGTTATAACTACCAGGCAAGTCCAGCACCTACAGTTGTTTTACCAACTTATATTTTATGTACAGGAGTTACAGGTACATTTTCAGCAGGAGAAACTGTTACTGGTGCAAATGCAGCTGCTAGTGGTACCGTTACATCAACGGTTGTATCGTTTGATACAGACACACAAGTTTTAAAACTATCGGGTGCAAATGGCACTTATGGTACAGACATAACAATTACATCTTCAGGTGGTGCAACTGCAACTGCTAAAAAATTAGAACAAGGTGCAGGTACAGTAGATGTATCTAGTGTTGTTACAACTGATGGTGCTTTCTTAAATGAAGATGGTTGGGTATCTGAAGATACAATGAAAGTACAAGATAGTTTGAAATTCCAAGATTATTCATACATCATAAGAGTAGGTAGATCAATTAATGAATGGAGAGATAGTTACATTAAAACACTTCACTCTGCTGGTTTCTATTTTCAAGGTGAGATTACTATAGAAACAAGATTAGATGGTCAGGTTAGACGTGTAACTGGAATCAACTCTGGCACAGAAGCTATCTTACGTTCAGTACTAACAAGACTATACTCATTTTTAGTTGGTAGAAGATTAGGTACTGAAACAGATGGTACTTCATTAAGATCAAATGCTAAATTAGGTGTATCAGCAGACCTTGATCAATCTACAATTACACAATTTGATAAAACAACTAGAGATGTAACTTTAAAAACACAACCACTTCATATAAATTATGTAAGTAGGGTTAGACGAGATATTAATAATGTAAATGTAAGACAAGGTTTTGCATATGCAGGACCTAGATTTGGTACAATTAATAAAATGATACAAACTGCATTTGGTACAACTGCAAATGGTACTTTCAGTAGTAGTGGTATAACATTTGCTGTATTAAGTGGTATTAAAGTACAAGGTACAAGAACATCACTAGATAATTCAAACGCAATATTCTTAATGACTTCAGACGTGAATGGTAGAAAAATTAGAACAAACTTTACAATACCTGCAATTATAGGGGAAGTAGATGGTGATTCGTTTGATGAAACTACTACAATGTTTGATAGTACAACAACTAAATTTGATAAGGTTTAACGTATAAATAGTAAGAGAGAATTATGGCAAAACAAACAATAAACATAGGATCAGCGGCAAATGACGGAACGGGTAGTTCGTTACGTGCAGGTGGTGATTTAATTAACGACAACTTTAATGAAATCTACACAGCATTCGGTGACGGCTCTACTTTAAGTACTGGTTTTATTACTGCTTCATCAACAGCTACATTAACAAACAAAACACTAGATTTAGGTGGTACTGGTAATAGTGTTACAGGTTCTTTAGCAGAATTTAACACTGCTTTACAAGGTGATAGTTTTGTTTCATTAACAGGATCAGAAACATTAACAAATAAGACTTTAACAACACCAACAATTGCAGAAATAGACGCAACTGGTGATTTTATACTTGACGCCGCTGGCGACATTGTATTAGACGCTGGTGGTGCTGATATATTTTTAAAAGATGATGGTACAATATTTGGTAGTCTTTTAGGTTCTTCAGGTAATTTAAGAATTAAATCAGGTTCTTCAGACGCTTTAACATTTACTGGTGCAAACGTGGTTGCTGAAGGTAATGTTACGGTTACAGGTACCTTAACAGTTAATGGTTCTACAACTACCGTAAACTCAACAAATACAACAATAGACGATAATTTATTAGAATTAAATAGTGGTGCTTCTTCAAATGCTAATGATACAGGTATCATTATGGAAAGAGGTTCTACTGGAGATAATGCTATTTTCGCTTGGGATGAAAGTGAAGATAAGTTTATCGTAGGTACAACAACTGCAACTGCTTCAGATACAGGTAATCTATCAATAACTACAGGTACATTAGTAGGTAATATTGAGGGAAATCTTACAGGTAACGTAACAGGTAATGTATCAGGCAGTTCTGGATCAACAACAGGTAATGCTGCGACTGCAACTGCATTAGAAACAGGTCGTACAATAGGTATGACAGGTGACGTAGTATGGACATCAGCAAGTTTTGATGGATCAGGCAATGTTACGGGTACTGCAGCTCTACAAGCAAATACTGTATCATCTACAGAATTAGTAAGTGCAACTACTTTACTAATATTAGACTCGAGTGGATCAACAGTTAAAACAATAATAGGAGCAGGATCATAATAGATTTTGATTATAAATATAAAGAGGAATAACAATGCCAGCAATAATAACAAACAAATTTAGACTGAATAATGCGGAACAGTTTCAGGAATCATTTTCCGAAACAGCTGCAACAGTTTATTACCTAGGAATAGGTAGAGCGCAAAGTTTTGGTACTTTGACCAGACCTGACGCTAGAACAGATTACGAAGGAACAGAAACTGCTCCCTCTACACCAGGTGATAGTGTATTAAACGAATTTAAAAACTTTGATGATTTATTAGCCGCAAAGAAGATTACATCTTCAGACATATCATTTGTAGTACCAAGACGAAACTGGACGACTGGCACGACCTATGACATCTACAGACATGATTACGAGGAATTTGTAACTGGCTCAACATCAACAAGAGTTACTTCAAATAGTGGTGCAACAACTTTATTTGATTCTACTTTTTATGTAGTAACTTCAGACAGAAATGTTTATAAGTGTTTAGACAATGACGGTAATACTGCTTCAACAGTAGAACCAACAGGTACTTCAACATCTGTAATTACAACAGGTGATAATTACAAATGGAAATACATGTACACACTATCTGCCTCTCAACAAGCTAATTTCTTATCAACAGATTTTATGGGTGTATCTACAAACTCAACTGTATCATCAGCTGCTGTTGATGGTGCATTAGACATAGTAAAAATTAAAACTGCAGGATCAAGTTACACAGTTTCAGGTGGTGGTACATCTGGTACAATAACTGCTGTACCAATCAGAGGTGATGGTACTGGCGGTATCTGTTCAGTTACTTTAACATCTGGTGCTGTAACTGCTGTTGCTGTTACAACTAGAGGATCAGGTTACACATCTGGTTATATTAGAAACGCTGACATCATTGCAGCTACTAACGCTGGTGGTGCTGGTTCAGGTGCAGAATTAGATGTAATCATTCCACCAAAAGGTGGTCATGGTTTTAACGCTATAGAAGAATTAGGTGGATTCTTTGTTATGTTAAATACTTCTTTAGAAGGAACAGAAAGCACAAACTCTGGTGACTTCACAGCTGCAAACGACTTTAGAAAAATTACTTTAATTAAAGACCCACAAAACGCAGCTGGTTCAGCTGCTTCGGCTGCAACATTAAGAGGAACATATGCAATTAGAATTAATAGTTCCCCAACACCTGGTACATTTACTGCTGATGAAGAAATCAATCAGGCAAGTACAGGTGCTGTAGGTAAAGTTGTAGAGTGGGATTCTACAAATAGAATATTATATTACATTCAGACAAGACACAATGACGCTGGTGCTGACACAAATGGAAATGTAACTGCATTTTCTGGCACTAACGTAATTACTGGACAAACTTCAAGTGCGACTGGTACTCCTGAGGCAACTACATCAACAGTTAATAACGTTTCATTTACTTCGGGTTATTCTGCTCCAGAATTAAAACATGATACTGGTGAAATTTTATACGTTGAAAATAGAACAAAGATTACTAGAGCAACTGATCAAACTGAAAACATCAAACTCATTATTGAGTTTTAATATAGAGGAAAATAATGCCAAGTCCAACTGACTTTAATGTTAGTCCATACTATGACGATTTTACAGAGTCTAAAAAGTTCCATAGAGTACTCTTTAGACCTGCATTTGCTGTACAGGCTAGAGAATTAACTCAATCACAAACTCAATTACAAAATCAAATAGAAAGATTATCTGACCACCTTTTTGATAAAGGCGCAATGATCATACCTGGTGAAATAGGTTATGATTTAAAATACTATGCTGTTAAATTAACATCAAAGACTGCTACTGATTTATCAACTTATAACGGTACAACATTAACTGGTGCTACTTCAGGTGTTACTGCAAAAGTAATTAATGTAGCTGTAACAGATGGTACTGATCCAGATACATTATTTGTAAAATATTTCAATACAAATACTACAGATAATGCAACTGTTCAATTCACACATGGTGAAACAATAACATCAAGTGCTTCAGGTAGTCCTACTGCTGTAGTTGCTACTTGTCATATAGGTTCAGCTGCACAAGTTCAACAAGGTGTATATTACATCAATGGTTTTCACGTTCAAGTTACAGGTCAAACTTTAATACTTGACAAATACACAAACACACCAAGTTATAGAGTAGGTCTTACAGTTACAGAATCATTTGTAACTCCTGGTGATGACTCAAGTTTAAATGACAATGCACAATCAGTTTCAAACACAAACGCACCTGGTGCTCACAGATTTAAAATAGAATTAACATTAGCTAAAAAAACAGTATCAAGTACTGAAGATAGTAACTTCTATGAATTATTAAGATTAGTAGATGGTAATTTACAAAACCAAGTTAGATCAACTGAATATGCTGTATTAGAAGATACACTTGCTCGTAGAACATTTGACGAAAGTGGTGACTATGTTGTAAGACCTTTTGATATAGATGTTAGAGAACATTTATCTTCAGGCAACAATAGAGGTATCTACACTTCAAGTAATGGTGGTGACGCTACTAAACTTGCAGTAGGATTTTCTCCAGGAAAAGCATATGTAAAAGGTTATGAGATAGATACTATCGCAACAACATTCCTTAATGTTGATAAGGCAAGAGATTTTGATACACAAAATAATTTCAATACAAGATTTGATGTAGGTAACTTTGTAAATGTAACAAACGTTTATGGTTCTCCTGATATTGCTTCTGCTTCAGGTGTTGAGGCATTTAAAGGTTTAACTTTACATGATACAGCAACAAGTTCTCGTGGTACTTCAAACGCAGGATCAGGTTCTTCTATAACTACAATCGGTAGAGCAAAAACTAGAGGGTTTGAATATAACTCTGGTACTGCAACATCAAACATATTTTCAAGTTCAAGTTTAACAAGTGCCGTTTATAAACATTATCTTTTTGATATAGTTTTATATACACACTTAAACATTAAAACTGCTCAAGCGTTTACAACAGGTGAAGTTGTAACTGGTAGTACTTCAGGTGCTACTGGTGTTGTACAAAGTCTATCAACTGCTACATCTGAAACTATTTCAGCTGCAACAAAAGCTAATCCTGCTGTTATTACTGTAACAGGTCACTCATTAAAAGAAGGACAACAAATTACAATTGCAAGTGTTGTTGGTATGACAGAATTAAATGGTAACGTTTATACAGTTAGAAATCCAGCAACAAATACAGTTGAGTTATACGACACAGACGGCACAACTTCAATTAATAGTGGATCATTTACTACTTACACTTCAGGTGGTACAGCCGCACATGGTGTAGTTGTAGTATCAAACGTACAAGGTGATTTTGTTGCAGGAGAAACTATTACAGGTGGCACATCAAGTAACACGGCAGTTATTCAAGCAGACGCTGTAGGTTTAAAAGGTGTTACTGCATTTGATATACCACAAGTTAAACAAATTGCAATGGCAGGTTCGCCTACATTTACTGCTGATACAGCATTAGACGCTACAAATGGAGACAATGCAACACTAACAGGTACGTTATCAGTTGCAAATAGTGGTACTGCTGTTACAGGTTTCAACACAAGATTTACTGAAGAATTAAAAATAGGTGACTCAATATCATTTACTACGGATGGTGGTACTTCTCTAACAAGAATAGTAGAGGCAATCATATCTTCTAGTTCAATTACATTATCAGCTGCTGTAGGTGGTAGTGATGTATCAACAAAAACAATTGCAACAAGAAGAAGAGCAAAAACTCAATCACCTGAAAAAAATATTTCTATATTTAAATTGCCATATGAAAATACTAAAACATTAAAGACTACTGCAAACAGTAACGCTTCAGATACAACATATACATTTAGAAAACATGAAATTAAAACACTAACTGGTGATGGTGTTGCTACATTCTCTGCTGGTGTAAATGAAACATTTGCTGACTTAACAGAAAAAGACTTTACAGTTTCTATTACTGCAACAGGTTCTGGTGGAACAGGTGCTGTGGGTGATGTATTAAGTTTAACAGGTAACAACCATGAAGGTAGTGCAATCTTTTCATTAAATGGTGCTAAAACAACTTTAACATTAGACTTTGGTGCTAATTACGCTGCACACGATATTAAAGCACTAGTTACAGTTAATAAAACAGTTGGTACATCTAAAACAAAAACTTTAACAACTGCTTCTACTTTGGCAGTTTCTACACAGGCAACTATTGAAAGTGGCGTTATTGGTCTTGCAAAAGCAGATATTAAACAAATTAATAGCGTGTTTATGGCACCTGACTTTAGTACAGCTGCAACAACATCACATACAGATATTACAAGTAGATTTGATTTAGACAATGGTCAAAGAGATAACTTCTATGACATTGGTAGAATTAAATTAAAAGATGGTGAAGTTACACCAACAGGTAGATTATTAATTAACTTTGATTTCTATACTCATAGTTCTGGTGACTATTTTGATGTTGATTCATATTCAGCAATTAGTTACGAAGATATACCATCTTATACTTCTTCAACAACAGGTGTTAGATATGAATTAAGAGATAGTTTAGATTTTAGACCTAGAGTTGATGACGCTTCAACTATAGACTCTGGTAACCAAGATAGATCATTTGATGGCACAGGTGCTTCAGTTGTACAACCTATTAAATTTAATTCAGACGTAAGATCAGACTTTGAATATTATTTAGGAAGAGTAGATAAAATATTTTTAGATAAAGATGGTAACTTTAAAGTATTAAAAGGTGCAAGTTCATTAGAACCAAGAGTACCTGGTACTTTAGATAATGCAATGCATTTATACACATTATTTTTACCTGCATACACATTAGATACTGCTGATGTTGGTATAGAACACGTTGATAACAAACGATACACAATGAGAGATATTGGTAGAATAGAAAAGAGAATAGAAACAGCAGAATACTATACTCAACTTTCATTGTTAGAAACGGCTGCACAAAATTTACAAATACAAGACGCAAATGGTTTTGACAGATTTAAAAATGGTTTCGTAGTTGATAACTTTACAGGTCACAATATTGGTGATGTAGGTAATAAAGATTACAAAGTTTCTATTGATTATGCAAAAGGTGAATTAAGACCTACATTCCATGAAGACGCTGTACAACTTATTGAAAGAGATGATGATGGTACTGCTATAGAGGCTGCTGATAGAACAGCACATAACTATCAAAAGACTGGCGATATAATTACTTTACCATATACAGAAGCTACATTAATAGATCAACCTTATGCAAGTAAGGCTATTAACGTCAATCCTTTTGGTGTATTCACATGGATAGGTGCAATTGCATTAACACCACCAGGCGATGAATGGAAAGAAACAGAAAGAGCACCTGAATTAGTTATCAACAACCCTAATGGTAGTTGGGATAACTTAACTAAAAATACAGGTAACTCTGGTCAGTTATCAGAATTTCCTATGAGTACAGTTTGGAACTCATGGCAAGATACATGGACAGGAAGACCTGTTGAAACAGAAAGAAGAAACGTAGGTACATATAGAAAAAGAGGTGGTCATGGTTGGAGAGTAATGGCAAAAGAAGAAGTCACTACATCTCAACAGGTATCACAAACAAGAACAGGTATTAGAGCAGTTGCTGTACCTGAAACAGTAAGAACATCTATTGGTGATAGAGTTGTTTCAGTTGCATTTGTTCCTTTTATTAGAAGTAGAACATTAACATTTTCTGCAACAAGATTAAAACCTAATACTAGAGTTTATCCTTTCTTTGATAACATTGATGTTACTGCTTATGTAACACCAAATGGTGGTTCATTAGGTGGTAATTTAGTAACAGACGCTAATGGTGCTGTAACAGGTACGTTTGCAATACCTGATCCTAAAGTAAATGCTAATCCTAGATGGAGAACAGGTCAAAGATTATTCAGATTAACAAGTTCATCAACAAACAGTTTAACAAACGCAAACGTAGAAACAGCTGCAAACGTTGAATATGTTGCAAGAGGTTTATTAGAAACTGTAAGAGAAACTATCTTATCAAGTAGAGAAGCAAGAGTAGAGATGAGATCGGTTACTGAAAATCAAACTATTACAAGAACATCTACAAGAACGGAAGAAAGACAAGTTGGTTACCATGATCCACTTGCTCAAACTTTCTTAATTGATGATGAAGGTGGTGTATTCTTAACATCTATAGATATATTCTTTAGTACAAAAGACGCTGCAATACCAGTAACAGTTCAAGTAAGAGATGTTGTAAATGGTTATCCAGGTCAAAAGATATTACCGTTTTCAGAAAAGACATTATTACCTGCAGCTGTAAATACAAGTACAGATGGTTCATCTGCTACAACATTTACATTTGATAGTCCTGTTTATATACAAAATAACGTAGAACATTGTTTTGTCGTTATGGCAAACTCACAAGATTACAATGCTTATGTAGCAAGAATAGGTGAAACATCATTAGACTCAAATAGAACAATATCTGCTCAACCATACGCTGGTGTATTATTTAAATCTCAAAACGGTATGACATGGTCTGCTGAACAAAATGAAGATATGAAATTCAAATTAAGAAGAGCAGAATTTAGTAATGTTACAGGTACAGTTACATTAACTAACGATACATTAGGTACAAGAACACTTAAAACTAATCCTTTAAGAACAACAAATGGTTCTAAATTAATTAGAGTATTCCACCCTAATCACGGTATGTATGGTACAAGTAATACAGTAACTATTGCTGGTGTAGCAACAGGAACATATAATGGTCTTGCACACGATAAAATTAATGGCACATATACAAGTATTTCAAATGTAACTTTAGATAGTTATGATGTTACATCTACAAGTTCATCAAACGCTACTGCTACAGGTGATGTTGGTGGTTCTACCGTAACTGCAACACAAAACAGAGCATTTGATGTATTAAACTTGGGTGGTATTCAAACTATGACAGTACCTAACACAAACATAGATTTCTTTGTAAGAACAACATCAGGTAAATCAATACATGGATCAGAAACAGCATTTACAACAACTACACTTGCAAACAAACTTGCTGTAGTTAATAATGACAACTTATTCTTTACGGCACCTCAATTAGTTGCAAGTGAAATTAATGAGTCAGGCGATAGTACATTAGGTGTAGCTGCAAAAGGTACAGGTAAATCATTATATACAATTTTAGAATTATCAACTACTAATACAAAACAATCACCTGTATTAGATACTCAAAGAATGAGTGCATTTACAATTTCTAACAGATTAAATAGTCCTTCATCTAGTAACACACCTAATTTTGTTGCTGATACAGCAAGTACAGGATCAAGTTCGGCTGCTGTGTATTGTACTAAAGCAGTTCAATTAGAAAACAACTCAAAAGCATTAGACATTAGATTAACTGCAAATATAAGAGCAGAATCTGAAGTAGAGATGTATTTTAGAACATCAGGACCAGATGATGATAGACAGATAGAAGATTTAAGTTGGACACCTTTTAATTCAGATGGTAGTCCAGACGTATCTGTAGTACCTGCTGAAGATGATACTACATTTAAAGAAATTAAATTTACGGCAAGTGATATTAACGACTTTACATCATTTCAATTAAAAATAGTTATGAAAGGAACCAATTCTGCATATCCACCAGTATTAAGAGATATGAGAGGAATTGCGTTAGCAGTATAATGGCTAGAATTAGAGTAGAAAACCATACAAATTTAGTAAGGGATACAAACTCTAACGCAATTGTAAATGTTAATAAGTCTGAATATCAACTTTACATGAAAAGAGTAAAAGCAAGAGATTCTCAAAGTGATGAATTAAGAGGTGCAATAAGAGAGATAAATACTTTAAAACAAGACTTTTTTGAAATTAAAAAGTTATTAAAAGAGGTACTTAAAAAATAATGGCTGCAAGACAAATAACAGCAACGCAAACTTTAGAAGAATTTAGAACCGAGTTTAATGCTCTGTCTGCTACTGACTTTGGTGATATTGCTACACTTAATGCTGGCATTTCTGCAACGTCTGTAATAGGCGCTGTTAATGAATTATATTCTTCTATCGCAGGAAGTTTAGCATTCACTATTTCAGATGGTTCAAATACACAATCTGTTTCAAATACTCAAACTATCACATTTGCAGGTACGGCTAATCAATTAACGCCTACAGTATCAGCAACAGATACAGTTACATATGCATTAACAAGTGATGTTACCATAGCAGGTAACTTTACGGCTAGTGGTACAGGTACTCATACTTTAGGTCAAATATCGTTTGCAAGTAGCACAATTGCAAGTTCAGGTGCTACTGTAACAGTAGATGATAACTTATCACTTTCAGCAGGCAAAACATTAACAGCAGATAATATATCAAGTTCACTAGATTATGTTGACTTTGGCGCTAAACAGTTAGTAACTAGTAGTTACTTTTACACATCAGCTGCTCCAGGTTCACCTGCTATTGTATTTGAAGGAAATACTCAAAACGATTTTGAAACTATAATAACAGCTGTAGAGCCAACAGCAGATAGAACAATAACAGTACCTAATGAAACAGGAACACTAGTAACTACTGGTAGTTCAGCAGTAGTGACAGGTACAATGATCGGTGCAGATACAGTCGCAGAAGCCAATATGGCCAATGACGCTATCGGGCAAGATCAATTAAAAAGTGTAGTAACCTTGCAGATTTTAAACTCAGGTGGAACAGTAGTTAAAACTTTGTTTGGTGCAGGCGCTTAAAACATATAAATAGAAGAAAGGTACTTTGAAATAAAAGGTATCAGAAAAAATAAATGAGGAAATTATGGCAGTAGTAAAACCTTTATTCGTAGATTCAGGAAATCTAAAAGAGATGGACTCAACAAAGGTCGCAGAAATTGTTGACCAATGTGTGTACCAATACTCATTGAGTCCTAGTGTTGCATTATCAGTAGTTTCATCTAGTGGAACACTTTCAGCAATTAATGACACTAGAAAATCTGCTGGTGCTCAATCAACGAGTGCAAGTTCATTTCCAAGTGAAGGAACAACACAGGAACCACAAACAGTAACAGTAACTTACGACAAAGTAAGTGAAACTAGAACAGCAGGATCACCGACATCTGATACTGGTAAAACTTGGCCTGTTTATTACAACTCATCTGGTCAAATACAAGCAATGAGTTTAACGGATGTAAAAGATACATTTTTACATCCTGCAATAGATTTATTACAATCAGGTTCAACAGGAACACAACAAGGTGGTACTTATCACGTTTCAACAAGTACATCTGTTTCTGGATCATCATTAGTATCATCAACAGCAATCTTTACAGATACAAGAGCAGATACAGGTGCTTATTCAGCAGGTTCAATTCCTGAAACACAAGATCAACCAACAACTATTACAAACTACTATCTACATAAAATTACTGGTTCTCAAATTACATATACTGAACCATACTTTTTAGATGGTTCTAATAACATCAAAGAATTTACAACGGCTGCATTTGATTCACTATTACAAGAGTGGATGCAATACACAGCAGTATCATCTGGTGATGGTTATTCTTTAAGTTACAATATAGGTTCTTCTGGTTCTGGTAATACAAGAGGTTCTGGTATGGCAGATACTATTTTAAATGGTTCTGGTAACTATCAAACAAGACAAGTAAATAATGATGACTATAGAGCACAGGAGTTTCCTAATGGTTCGGCAACAACTGCAGCTACATACTACTTACGAATACACAAATCATAATAGATAATTATTTCTATTATAAATTATATTATGGATATATTATTAACAGGTAGTGAAGGCTTCATAGGTCAACACTTAAATAAATTCTTAAACGAACAAGGTCACAAAGTAATTTGCATAGACAAAGAGTCTGGCAATGATTTACTTTCCTGCGACTTAAAATATTCTGTAGATTTAGTTATACATCTTGCTGGTTTATCTGGCGTTAGAGATAGTCTAGGTAGACCAACAGAATATTGGGAACAAAATGTAATTGCAGGTCAAAGACTGTTTCAATATTTCAAAGACACAAGAATCTTATACGCAAGTTCATCAACAGCACACGAGCCATGGAAAAATCCATATGCCATGAGTAAGTATAGCCTTGAACAGATTGCACCACCTAATAGTGTAGGTATGAGATTTACAACTGTATATGGACCCAATGCTAGAGAAAGTATGTTAATACCAAGGATATTACGAAATGATGTTCCTTTCATTAACACAAATCATAGTAGGGACTTTATACATGTTGATGATTTAGTGAGAGCGATAGATAGTTTGATTAAGTCAAACGTTAAGGGTATTACAGATATAGGTTCTGGTACTACAAACAATCTTATAGAGTTAATAGAATACTTTGGTATAGATTGTGAAAGAGTTGTGGGAGAACACACCGAAAGACTAGATAACCTTGCTGATAATACCCTACTAAATAATATTGGTTGGACACCACAAGTTAATTTATATGAATACATAAAGGAGAATCGTAATGATAACTGAAGAATATCTAAAAGATCATTTTGTCAATGCATACTTCATTGACCAAGAAAGAAAAAACATAGAAGTATTAACAACTAACGAAGATAAGAGTAAAGTATTTACCACAATTATACCTTACGAAGAAGGTCATCATCAATGGGTAGCACTTCAAACTAAAATGAATATTGATCAATTGCATGAGGCAACTTATCAAAGAAACAAACTTGAACAAGAGCAGTTTGAAAAATCTGTTATGAGAATTGCTGAAAAAGAAGGTCTTATATTTGAGTTTGAAAACAAAAAACTTGATACTAAATTTTATCCTAAAATCTTAACTGCATTATTTGAAGACAATGATAATGTTGATCAAATCTTTGCATTGAAATTAGCATGTTTTGAAACTAAAGAGATTAATGACTCATCTAACAATGAGGGTAAGAAAAAGTTAAGACAGGCAAAAACTAAAATACAAGTATTAAAGGCTGCAATTGACATCATTGAGGGTTAAATGCAAATATTTGAGGCTTTTAATTTTCGTCATCAAACAAGATTTTTTGACCATGAGAAAATTCCCTCTAAAGAGTTTATTGAAAATATCTTATATAAAACACATGAGCTTGTTCCATCAAAACAAAATCTCATGCCTTATGCTGTTAAGATATTAGGTCCCGAACATACAGAAATCAAAATGGATATGTATGAATTGGCTTCTGAGGTTGAATATCCTGATCTTAATTTAAGAAATAAATACCGATTAGATAAGATTAAGAGTTATGAGCATAATAATATTCCTTATAATAATCGTTTCGCTAAAGGCAACTCTCAACTTTTTGCACCTTATATTTTATTGTTAATACCTAGAAAACCTGTAGAAAATACAAAACTTGCTAAAACATATAAAAAACGTGGTTTAGCTTATGCTGATGGTATTAGATTAAAAAAAAATCTTTCTAATGTAGAAATTGGTATGTTTAGTGTTATATTAAGTTATGTTGCTATTGAAGAAGGCTTAAGTACAAGTTATACTTCATGTCTTAATTCAAGCAAATTAATTGAAAAATATGAATGGTTAAAAAAAGAATTAAATTCACCTACTCTTGCTTTAAGTTTAGGATACAAAAGATCAAATGTGAATAGTGATAATCACCTAAAACGTATAAATCGTAATCTAATATCAGGTTTAAAAAAACCAGAGAAAAAACAAACTTTTGAGTGGATATGAAAACACTAATATTATTAATTGATTTTTATGGTCATCCTGCTTTGACTACAGATAGATATAATGATAATATAAGATATTCAGCATTAACTGAAATAATATCGTCAAGTTTTATTGATAAGACAAATTGTGCAATTTTTTCAACATCAATACCTCAAAATGATGAAAGATTATTAGAGCTTAAAAAGATGGCAACATTAAAAGGTTTTCCGTTTGTGACACCTATTCCTGGAACTAATAGTGTTCCTTGGGATGAAATATATTCTATAGATTACATAAAATCAAAACTTAAAGATTTTATTAATATTGATAAAACAGATACACAAATAATTGTAACAGGCACAAATACTTCAGGTTGCGTATATAAAAGTAAATCTATTGGTGCATATCATTGGTCAAAAGCAGGTTTTAAAACTAAAATATATTTACCTATGACTATTGAATATGAACAAAAAGGTATCAATGACCTTGAAAGAAATATAAATGGTTTTGCAACACTATATAATGAAATCAAAAAAGATAAATGTTTTGATATAGATATTGTTAAAAACTTTAACGATTTAAAATTACCTGTCTAAAAAGTATTCAGAATACCAACCAGTCCAACCCTTTTCTTGTAGATGGTGCATTTGACCTAAAGTACATACGCTAAATTGAGGTGGTTGTTTATATAGATAATCTTTAATTGAAGGACAAACTTTATCATAAGTTTTATAATCAATAAATTTATAATACCATTCATCACTACCTTTTGTAAATCTTTTTATAAAGGCTTCATCTGTTGTTTTAAATCTATCCCATATATGAGATACATCACCAGTCCATGATACTATAGATGAGTTTAAAGGTGTATGAGCAGGTTCTCTCCACCATGTATCATCCAATAGTGTAAAATCTTTTCTTATAAGATCAGGTAATTTATCATAGATAACTAAATCTAAATCAAAGTATAGATTTTCGCCATCTCTAAATCTATCATACATTTGAAACTTGTTAAACCAATTGCCATATAGATCATCTTCTATAACTTCAAAACTATCGTATTTTAGACCAGAGTATTCGTCTATCATATGTTTTAAGTTATCAACATGCCATTGACTAAACTTATCACCAAATCTACAACAAATTATTCTCATTTAATTTCGTATATATTAATTTCACGTGGAAGATGTGACATGGTATAAAAAACAGCTTTGTCTGGTAACTCATGTACATTACCATAAGGGTCAGTTGCTTTATCTGATTTAGATATATCAACTATAGAACATTGTCTATATTTCCGACCTCTTACATCTCGTTCTTCGCCTCTATCTTTTAAGGAAAGATTATGCCCATTAGCTGCACCTATTACTAGTTCGTTATCATCTGATTCATTTCTAGGTCTTCCTTCTTGTGAATAACCTATACCTACACCGTATAACATCTTTTTCTTTTTATGTATGTGTATATCTTCATATAGACCCATTCTACGTTCCCAATTAAAATCACAATCAGGTCCTTGACTATTATTCTTATTACAACCAGTTGCATAACCTAATTCAACAGCTGCTCTCATAACTAATCCTAACGCAGTACCTACTGCAACTAATCCATTTTCCCATCTAGCTGGATGATCTGTTGGAGTAACAGAACCCTCATTTAAATAATTTCTACTTGTTGGTGGGTGTTTCATAACAAATAACATAAACATATTAGCGTTCATTTGAGGATTACGCCACGTTGCAGGTGGTTTACCTGAATGAGTATATCCCCACGACCACTTATAAAGTTCTTCTATTACTTTTCTATCTGTTGAATAATGAATATCATAATATGCTTCATGTTGTTTTGATGGTGCATTTTGAGCTATCCACAAAAGATAATCAACATGCTCTTTAGGCATAGTTTTTGAGTAGTCCCAATTTCTTTGACACTTTTGAATTTTTTTTATATATTCTTTTTCTTGTTCTATATTAGCTATTGTTTGGATAGGAGCCGTCATAATATTCCTTCAGTTCTGGGAATGTATCAAATAAATGTGATTCCCATTTTGTTCCTTCATATGCTTTATCCTGTTGTAACATATAATTTAATGTATCCTGAAAATCATTGTCTGGTTCTTCAGGCATTCGTAGTGCAGCTTGAATATCAGGCCAACCCTCATACTTTGGTATAAGTTGATCTTTTAATTTTTTAGGTAAGTTATTTACTCTTAATGATTTAGGTCTTTCAATCATCAACCAACCAGCACTTCTTATACCAGGATTCTTAGCACAATATTTAATTACTTCATCAAAACGTAATACACTAAAACAAGTAACAACAGAATTTACATCAACATATGCTTTACCTTTGTACTTGTCAGCATTTAATAAATCAATATTTTCTTCTATTTCTTTCCAGTTTGATCTTCTTCTTAAATACTCAGCGTTTTCATTAATACCATCAATAGAGGCAGTAAATGAAACTTGTTTAAACTGTGGTATAAAGTCAATAAATTTATGTTTGCCTTCGCCTAGTTTTGTAAGATTAGTTTGAAACTTAACTGTTATATAAGGTGCGTGACCTGTCTTAACTATTTCAGTTAAAAAATCAAAATACTTTTTCATTATGAGTGGCTCACCACCTATAATTTTTATACTATTAAGATAAGGTGCAAGTTCTTTTATTTGATCTACAACTGATTTTCTATCTATCTTGTTTAGATTATCTTCAACAAGTTTAATTTTACGTTTAGTATTTTTCATTGTGCCAAACATTTTTTCACTATAAACACCATGTTTATCCATCATATCAATACGCATAGATGAGCTATCATGGTTACACATATGACAATCTAAATTACATTCAATACCAAAAGACTTCAATTGTATTTGCATTATTCTTTCGTCAAATGTCCATTGACCTGACTGCTCATACATTCTAACGTTTCTTTCGATTCTATCCCAACGTTCTTTACTATTTGACTCTCGCCACATGTGGTGTGTTCTACGAGATTTACCATATCTTGTTTCATCTTTAACACATCTTATACAATGTTCATTAATTGCTTTAGTACCATGTTTTGCAGGATCTAACATTTCTTTTCTTAAATTTTTTAGATAATCACTATCTTCCATCCATGTTTTTATAGGTGTATTGTTTATAGTATGTTTATCACTTTTACCTGCAAGACAACATGCCTTATAAGAACCATCTAGTTCTATAAACATTTCAGCAAAAGGATGAACACAGAACCAACTTCTTTTATCTTTTGCTCTATTCATAATAGAGTTTTTGTCTTGTTTTCTTTCTTTACCAGTTTCAGATAAACTTTTAAACCAGTCTGAAGTATCTACATTGCCAGGCATACTGTTTGTAACAGCTGCCATTTTTTTATCTTTAAATATCTTTTCCATTTCTTGGTCCCAAATAGTGTATTATTTTTATATTTTCGTGTGAGTCACCTAGTATCATATAATCTGTATTAAACTTTTTAGCATACATTTTATTTAGTTCTACGTTTTGTCTATCTTCATTTGTATATTTTACAACCCACTCACCTGGCAGATACTTAATATTTGCTTTATGTTCATCTAGTTTCCAATAGACATAGTTTTGTTCGCCGTAATATTTGTAATGAACATCACCTTTATTATAGTAGTGTAATTGCCAGTATTCTGGATTTAATGAGAAGTCGTCCCATATATAATTAAAACTACCTGACTTAAACTTATAAAAACCACCATTAATAGGTATTATAACTCTATCAGCAAATTTATTTGTTTTAACATTCCACCAACTATCATATGTAAGTAACTCTCCTTCTTCTACAGAATAGTTTAATATCTCATCAACATTACCTACAATCTGTTGATCAATATCCATAATAATTATATCATCACCAGGATTTTGATATGCAAATTGATTACTAAAAAACTTTAATTTATGCCAATGTTTTTTAATGTTACTATGATAGTTATAAGGTAAAACAACATCAGCATCCACACCTCTATCTGCAAGACAAATAAATTCAAAAGGTACAGTACTATTTTCTTTTAGCGATCTGTATAATTTTGAAACTGCATTAGGGTGATATAGACCCTCAAAATATACCGTACATATTTTAAGCATTATTATATGCTCTCCAAACAACATCAAATTTTTTATTGATAGCATGACATAGCACAACTGATTTAGGTACAAAACCTTGATCAGAAAAGAAGTAATGCCATTTTTGATTTAACCATTGTATTGGTACATCATTTTCTGCTATCTTAACTGCAAACAATGTTTCATTATCCCAACCAAAAAAGTCTGTAATCTTTTTAGGATATATATCATGGCCTTTAGTTAGTCTGCTCATTTCTGTCATATCAGAATCAAAGTTATCAAAATATTTTAGTTTCTGTATATGTTCTTTACTTGCACCAATAATACCTGTATTTACTACATGATGTTTAGGATTTAAACCTCTATCTAATAACATTGCTTGAGCATTATAATACTTTGCTGTCGGACTACGAATAGTTTGTGATCTTTCAGTTACATCATCCATAGGAATAACTTTATGTGTATTGTGTTGTATCCCAATACCTTTTGATAAATCCCATGCCTCAAAGAAGTTTTCAGCATGCATAGGTACTACATCAAAATCTAAATAAAGCACTTCATCATATTGTTTAGCAAGTTCGCAAAATAAATGTATCTTATAAAAATTTACTACATTATATGCTGTAATATATGGATACTTTCTTTGCATATTTTCTTTGTATAAGATAAAATCTACATCATACTCAAACATTTTAAAATCTACGCCCAATTGTTTTGCATACCATTTTTTACAAGCTACTAACTTTGTATAGTTTTCTTTAAAGGCGTCCTTTGTGACATAATTTATAGGTACAGATTTATTTGGTATCAATATATTCTTATCAAATATATCAAGTTCATCTTTTGGTATATCAATGTAAAAACTATATATTACTCTTTTCATATTTACCTACTATCAAGTATCTACTTCCTCTTTCATCTGTAACTTCATTTTCGCTTAAAACTTTTGCTGTATCAGGTAGTTGTTTCTTAAATTCCTCTATATTATTTACACAATTAACATGACCTTTTATATCAAACATATTATTTGAGGTGTAAGCAAAATAAGCGTTTGTATTTAAATTTAATTCTTTCATTGGTCGCATATGCTCACAAGAAGTATTAATAATTAAATCGCACCACTTTATTCTTTTAGCAGTAGGTGCCCAATTAAATACATCATCAATAACATAATCTAAATTTACATTTTTGTAATGACTAAACAATCTATTTTTTGATATTCTCATAACTACATCATCTGTATCAATCAATGTAATTCTTCTAGCTTCTTTAAACATTGGTATCAATATACTACCATACCAACAACCAAAGATAACTATATCAGATTTAGAATTAATATCAACATGATTGTGTATCATATCTTCTAATTTTTGTTTAGTCTTAAACTGATTAGGACTATACGAGTCTAACAAATCGGTATTGTGTCTGCCTTCTTTGATTATGTTTTTAAAGAGTTGTAGATCAATCATTATAACTTATATTCAGGAACCGTTTCTGTATTATTAAAGTCATAGTATCCATATGCCCAATATTTTTCTCTACAAGGCCAACATCTTTTACAAGGTTCTGCACCAGGTTTTGTATAAGACAAATTAAAATCTCTAGTCATATTTTTATACACAAAGATTTCTGTTTCGCAAGTTTCAGTTACAGGAAATAAAGTTTTGTCTAAACCAAGTTCTTTTACTAAACCTGCAACTTCTTTTTTATTCATATTACGAAATGGTCTTATTTCATATTTGTGAGTATCATAATAAAAAAGTTTTCCGTCAATCATTTTCTTTTCTCTTTTTGATACTAGATTCCTTTTGAAGTTTCTATCATTAGGAAAACCACTAAAGCTATCTGTAATTATATTAGGCTGTTCTTCTATAGGTGGGTTTAGAGTTTCACCAGACATATATACGTTTAGTTCAGGATATTTTTTAAATATATCTTCGTACCATTGTTGTTGAAATACATCTTTAGGATTATATTTTTTTCCTGTCTTTTCAAATTCTTCTATCATCTCTTTAGTTTTTTTCCAATTAGATGTATCAAAAAATGCTACTTCAGCTTCTAACAATGTGCTATCAGGTAATAGTTCTCTTAATTTACTTTCAACATTTAATACTGCGTCCATAGCTGCAGGTCTTAACTTATTAAACATTGTAACAGGTAATAATTTCTTATTAGGGTATGCACTCATCATAAGATAGGTCATAAATGCAGAGTCAATACCTCCACTTATTCTCATACCTATCAATTCTTGTTTTTGTATAATCTCATCCATTTCAGGAGTGATTACTTGATTTATTACTTCTTCTATATTCATTTTAAATTTCCTCCATTTCAGGTTTTACATATCACCTTATCATTAATTATTAATATATCTAAGGCCGTTCTATTAAAAGTATTTATCGCTTGTTTAGGACTCTCTACTATAGGTTCTCTACAATTAAAACTAGTATTCAATAACATTGGTATGCCTGTTATCTTATAAAACTCATTAATAATATTGTAAAACTTTTCATTAAATTGTTTATTGACCGTTTGTATTCTTGCTGTATTATCAACGTGAGTAATGCCAGGCACCTTATCTGTTTTAACTTTACATATTCTACTCATATAAGGACTAGGTAATCTTGTATCAAAGTATTCTTTGTAGTGTTCTTCTAATACAGCAGGTGCAAATGGTCTAAAGTCTTCTCTCATCTTTATTGTATGATTGATAATATCTTTTATATCAGGATTACGTGGGTCTGCAAGTATTGATCTATTACCTAAAGCACGATTACCACTTTCAGATTTACCTTGAAACCACCCGACTATCTTACCATCAGCAATTTCTTGTGCAATTTTTTTATAGTCAGCGTCTTCACCTACATTATGTTCGTATTCTATACCAGCAAATGTTTCTGATTTATGTATATTATTATTGATAACACAATCGGCATGCATATACGTACCTACTGCTTGACCTTCATCACCTACAGCAGGTGGTACAAATACATTCTCATAATGTTTTGTAAATTCTTCATTCATATAACCATTGTAAGCAACACCACCTGCAATACATAAGTTATCACAACTCTTTAACGGATAGACAAATTCTTTTATTTTATCTATTGTAAATTTTTGTAGTGTATGTGCTAAATCATCTATGTTATCTATCTTAATATGTTGAAAATGTTTTTGTTTCTTTTCAGTAATAGGACCATCAAGTATAGTTTCAAATATATTGTAATAGTATTCACTATATTTACCATACCCAACTTTACCCATTAACTTACTAGCACCTAGTGTGCCAAAACCTGTTAAGTTAGACATATGATTCCATAACCAACCGATAGGTAACTTATCTGATAGATCAATTAAGTTTTCATCTTTATCAAAGAAGACACATCTATATTTTGAACCTATACCATCAATCGCAAGTATATCAGATTTTTCATAACCTGAATTAAGAAAAGCATATGCGGCGTGTGATTGATGATGATCTATAAAATAAATGCCATTTTTATAATAATGATCCCATAGTTTCTTTGGTTCATAATCAAATACATCTTGTGGTAACATATCTCTACACATTCTAATACCACCATACGTATATGTAAATGCTAATACGTCATCTGTTTTTTTCCAATACTCTTTTACAAACTCATCATTTAATCTATAGTCGCCAGGGTTTAATATATCTGATTGATGGTCATATGCCTCAGCATGATAAGGTAGATTATGTTTAAATCTAGTAAATCTTTCTCTTTGATTATGAAAGACACCATCATATGTATTGTGGTCGTGTAGATTTAATGCAACTGCAAATATTTTATGCATTTAATAACCTCGCATATTTTCTCATAGGAAAATGACCTTGAGGTTCAACCCATTCCATACATGTTTTACAATAATTCTCATATTTAAATAATCTAAAATTCATCATCTTGTCTATATTTTCTTGTGTAATCTCAAAGTTCTTTGAAACAATAGAATTGTTAGCAAACTTTTTACTACAATGTACTATATGCCTTTTCTCAAAATCAATAACAGGTACCATAGGAAAGGCTGCACACATCTTACGATCTATTTCAGCTGCTTGAGTATGTACTTCTAATATATCATCTTTGTTAGGTGTTCTACCATTAAATGATTTCCACATTGTATTCTTGTGATCTAACTGTTTCATTTCTTCAG